GATTTGGCGCTGGTGAATGCTGCCGCTGCAACTTACACGGCTGCTTTTGCTCTTAGCACCGGCGTTACCAACGGCGGCAATGCAATTATCTCGTTGGCTGCTACTACTAGCGCAATGTTCCGTTTCCGCAAAACTGCGGAAGGCGCCTATGTAGTGTACAAAATCGCCTAAAGTTAAATGGGGGCTTCGGCCCCCGTTTTTGAAAGGATTGTCATGCCTAATACAAAAGCAGTAGGCGTTGCGTATAGCGACCCTGAATTCACCACTTGCTATGCAAGTGAGGAACTTGGGTACAGCACGGCGGCTCAAGGTACGGTTACTCAAGGCAATAGCTCAGGCAAAGGTACAGCAGTAACTTTGAACAAGTCTGCTGGCCGTATCACAATGGATGGCGCGTCGCTGAACACCGCGACTAATGCCACCTTTACGCTTAACAACTCCCTTATTAGTGCTAACGATGCGGTAATTCTTACCATTTCTGGTGGTCAAGCAACGCCCGGTTCGTATAACGTGTTTGCCAATTCACTAAGTGCTGGTTCAGTTAGCATCACACTGCGTAATATTTCAGGCGGCACACTGTCTGAAGCGGTAGTTATTAACTTCACCATTATTCACTGCGCAAGCTAATAGACGGGGCTTCGGCCCCGTTTTATCCTATGAATATCTATCTTAAGCATGAACGTCACGGCACCAAGATCGCTACAATGGAACTTGAAGCCGAACATGATGAATCGCACGGCTGGGTGCGCTATAATCCCGAGGAACCTATCTCGGAATCCGCGCCGGTCAATGAACTTGAAGTAAAACGGCGAGGCCGACCGCCAAAGATTGCAGCTTAAAAAGGAAACCTTATGGCAACTGCTGGTGACTTGATTAACGGCGCATTGCGCCTGATTGGGCAGCTTGCCGAAGGTGAGACACCCTCTGCTGAGACTTCTGCCGACGCTCTTCTTGCCATGAATCAAATGATTGATTCGTGGAATCTTGAGAAGTTGATGATCTACAACACGCAAGATCAGATGTTCACATGGCCTGCGGGTGAGATTCAGCGTCACCTTGGGCCTACAGGTGAGTTCGTAGGCAATCGCCCCGTGCTGTTGGATGACTCGACCTATTACCGCGACCCTAGCACTAATGTGTCGTTTGGCATCAAGTTTATCAATCAACAGCAATATGATGGTATTGCCGTCAAAACGGTGACTTCCACGTATCCACAAGTCATGTGGATCAACATGGAATATCCAAACATTCAGATGACCGTCTATCCAAAACCCACTCGGGATTTGGAATGGCATTTTATCTCAGCACAAGAACTGACTCAGCCTGCTACGCTGGCAACTGACATTCTGTTGCCTCCGGGCTATCAACGAGCGTTCCGCTACAACTTGGCGTGCGAAATCGCGGCTGAATTTGGGGTTGAACCATCGCGCCAAGTGCAGCGCATTGCTATGTCAGCCAAACGCAACATCAAGCGTATCAACAATCCTGACGACATTATGAGTCTGCCGTACTCGCTGGTGGCTACTCGCCAGCGTTTCAATGTTTATGCAGGGAACTACTGATGCAGCTTACTTTTGAATCTAAGTTTTTTGCTTTCTGTCTGCGTACATCACAGACTTACGTGCCTCATCAAGACGAAGGCATCTTGCCGCCTGCATTGAACATGCAGATCGGCAAATACTTGTGGTCAAACAAGAAGGGCTGGCGCTCTATCAAAACAGAGTTTCAGAACAGCCTTAAAGAAAACAGCGAAAACTCTTCGGCATGAAGACACCTATATTGGGCAGCAGCTATGTAGCCAGATCTCTTAACGAGTCATTGAATCGGCTCGTTAATATGTTTCCTGAGATGGTGCCGGAAGGCGGCAAAGAACCTGCGTTCTTCATGCGTGCGCCAGGGCTGCGTTTGCTTGCCAGTCTGGGTGATGGCCCTGTCCGTGGGCTGTGGCAGTTTGGCGGTTACGGTTACGCAGTCAGCGGAACTAAACTATACAAGATTAGCTCTACTTGGGCAGCTACACTTGTTGGCACAGTGTCCGGCACAGGCGCAGTGTCTATGGCAGATAACGGCAACCAGCTATTTGTTGCTTGTAACGGTCCGAGCTACATCTACAATCCTTCCACGTCTGTTTTTCAACAGATCACCGATCCCGACTTTCCGGGTGCAGTGACAGTGGGGTATTTAGATGGTTACTTTGTATTTAACGAGCCTAATAGTCAAAAGGTTTGGGTTACGAGTCTGCTTGAAGGTACTCAGATTGATCCGCTTGATTTTGCCAGTGCGGAAGGATCGCCGGACGGACTTGTTTCGCTGATCATTGACCACCGTGAGGCTTGGTTGTTCGGGGCAAACTCGGTTGAAGTTTGGTACGACGCTGGCAACGCCGATTTTCCTTTGTCGCGCATTCAAGGCGCGTTCAACGAGATCGGCTGTGCGGCCCCCTACTCGGTAGCCAAGCTGGATAACGGCATCTTCTGGCTGGGGTCTGATGCTCGCGGTAACGGCATCGTCTATCGCGCCAATGGCTACACCGGGCAGCGCGTCAGCACGCACGCGATTGAGTACGCTATTCAGGAATATGGCACGATCTCCGATGCGATTGCCTACACCTATCAGCAAGACGGCCATGCGTTCTACGTGCTGGTCTTCCCCACGGCAGGCAAGACGTGGGTATATGACGTAGCTACGCAAGCATGGCATGAGCGAGCCGGTTTTGTTAATGGTCAATTTACACGGCACCGCAGCAATTGCCAAATGAACTTTGGCGGCGAGATTGTCGTGGGCGACTACGCCAACGGCAACATCTATGCTTTTGATCTGAACACTTATTCCGACAATGGCGACATTCAGAAGTGGCTGCGATCCTGGCGCGCATTGCCAACCGGCCAGAACAATCTGAATCGCACCGCGCATCACAGCCTTCAGCTTGATTGCGAATCCGGCGTGGGCTTGGACGGCAATGATCCCTATACTTTGCTTGACTCGCTCAACACAGAACTGGGCGATGCGTTGTTAGCTGAAAGCGGATCAACGCTTCTTGTTTCTGTCACAACTGTTCAAGGCACTGACCCGCAAGTAATGCTTCGCTGGAGCGATGACGGCGGCCATACATGGTCTAACGAACATTGGCGCAGCATGGGTAAGATTGGTGAATATGGACGCCGCGTGCTATGGCGCAGACTTGGGATGACCACCAAGCTTCGTGATCGAGTGTATGAAATCTCAGGCACTGACCCGGTAAAGATCGCCATTATGGGCGCTGAACTTCATATGTCTGCGACAAATGCCTAACCCACTCGACATTAGCAACATACCTGCGCCTCGGGTTGATTTTATCGATCCCCGTACTGGCCTTATGGCGCGGGAATGGTATCGCTTTTTCTTTAACCTGTTCAATCTGACAGGCGGCGGTACAAACGATACTTCGCTAACTGATCTTCAAATCGGCCCGCCAGTCTATGATTTGACTGGTGAAATTGCACAAGTCAGCAACACGACGCAGCTTGCAACTGCTTCAAACTCTACCGTTGATCAGCTTTATGAAGCACTTAAACGGGTAGATGCGCTGGAAGAATCTCCAGTCGGCAATGATCAGCTTTATGAAGCGATCAAACGAATTGAGGCGCTGGAAGAAGCGCCAATTGGCAACGAGATTTATGAGTTGGTCAAACGTATTGAGGCGCTGGAAGCAGCCCCTTGGCAACAGCCCTACACTAAGCGGGTTGCGTATGGTTCGTTCTATGACGCCACCACGCAAACGGCTGCGGCAATCAATACCGCCTACGCGATGACGTTTAACACCACTGATTTGTCCTTCGGGGTGACTCGCGGCTCGCCAACATCTAGAATCATTGTTGATACGACGGCGCTCTATAACATTCAGTTCTCAGCACAACTGGACAACACCAGCGGCGGAAGCCATCTAGCCTATATTTGGCTGCGGATTAACGGAACCGACGTCCCGAATTCCGCAGGCCAAGTTCGATTGAAAGGCACAGACGGTGAATTAATAGCAGCGTGGAACTATGTTGTATCGTTAAAAGCTAACGATTATTTCGAAGTTATGTGGGCAACGAATGATACTTCTGTGCAAATTACAGCGTCTAGTGCCGTTGCGCCTGTTCCTGCCATTCCATCTGTTATTCTTACTGTAACGGACAACATTACGTAGGCATCCAATGACGACCCTTACCCCAACACCTAAGCAGCAATTCCTGGATGCCAACGGCAACCCGCTATCTGGCGGCAAGGTCTATACCTATGCCGCTGGCACTACGACGCCGCTGGCAACGTATACCGATCAAGGCGGC